TCCAGGAAGCATCGAGGAGGGGGAGTCGAAGAGCGTCTTCTACCGGCCGGAAAAGCACGACGTGCTGGTGTACAACCCGGCCTTGGGCGAGTTGCGTATGAACGCCGGATCCAAAGGGGAAAAGGAGCTGTACAGGGCGATGTTCGGCCTGCACCTGTTCGGCAGCGAGAACTTCTTTCCAAAGGAGAGCAAATACACGTTAGAGCCTCTGCGCACGGATGGAGAGGCGTCTTTGGTCTGTTCCGATATTGAGGGGATGGAATGGGCCCGGCTTAAGGAGGTCCGGTTCTTCTGGGGTGGGCACCAAAATGAGGTGGAGATCCGTAAGGCTGACGACGTGTTCGCCGCGCTTTCCGTACGGGAAAAGTCCCTGCCAGAGAAGGCCCGGCTCATCCGGGCCAGCTTCCAGGTGAAGTTCACCGATTCTAAAACGCCACGAACCGTCACCATCCGCCCATCGAACATCGCCGACTATACCCGTGACGGTGATAGCGCGGTCGTAGAGGAATGGCTCACCAAACGCGGCTTCATCCGCGCCGCCAACCAGGAAGGACATGAGGAAAACTCAGCGGCTGTGGCAGGCGCTTGAGCGCGTGCCCGGGCTGACCGCCGTGTCGGCCGAGTGGCGGGAACACTTGGGGGATGAGTGGGATGTGGCCCAGTCCCTCCTTCGTCCCCGGCAGGATCTGGCAACTTCCGTCCCGTGTCCGTCAGTCCCAAAGTGCGAATGCGCTCACACTGTTGTCACCCACGCCCCGAACGACATCGTGGCCGTGTGCCGGTGCCAGCCGGAACGCTGTGACCGAAGACAACTTGAACGTGCGGACATCGTGGTCTGGGAGGTGGACCGGAGAAAACTGGGGGCCGGGGTAGCCGCGGCCCTCGGGTCTGGTCCCGAATGGCAGTTAGCAGATGGACTCCCTATGACGTGGCGGATTGGGACCTACGTTCCGTCAGCCGGTTTCCGCTTCCCCATCTATCTGACTATCCAGTCAGAGGACCACGACTTCCAACGGACTGTCGAGGGGCTGGTTACCCGGAACGACGGGCCATTCATCCTGGCGGCGCCAACCCATGATCTGTTGAACTCGGTGGGCGGGGCGGTGTTGGAACGTGGGGGTGTCTCGTTCGTAGCGTTGTCGGAGCTTCTGGCCCTCGGCAAAGATGGAAGTCCAGTAGCAGCCGAGTCGGCCGCCCCGCTGCTGGATCGACTTCGGGCCGCGTTGGTCGGCGAACCGGCTACGCCCGAAGGCGCCGAACTGCCTCACTGCCGAGTGGTCACCCTCAAGGGGACGCACACCATGGACTCGGATGAGTACAAGGAATTGGTGGCCCGGGCCTCGGAATACGATCTGTTTATTGACGGCATCAGCCGAAACGCCCTGCGCCGTTATGATGGCGAAGCGATGGCCCCCGAGATGCTGACGCCCGGCGAATTCGCCATGATCGCGGAGTACATCGAGTCCCGAAAAATCATGCGTCCAACTGGCACCAAAGTGGGCACCGGAAAAACCGCCGATACCGCGCGAAAGCTTTTCGACAGGGGGCGCCGAAAGGTGGATATAAGTCTTCAGCGCTACGTTTGGCTTTACTTCCGCACCCACAAGGCAACCGAACCGGATGCTACGGCATTCGAGTTCTCTCCACCGGAAGGTACCTCCTGGTGCCTGATCCTCCCGGCCCAGACGTAGCCGGGCCCCATTCCCTCGATCCTCCTTCCCTTCTCCCTCCATCCTCCCTCGCCAAACAGCACCTTAGGGGCTGACAGCGCCGGCGAGGCCGTCACCCCCTAACGAAGTCACCTGGGTAACCGGGTGGCGCCCTCTGGGAGAGTTCCTCGCCGGACCTGCTCTCCCAGGGGGTTTTTTATTTGCGCCCATGGCGCGGAAAGGAGGTCCGGTGAAACACACTTGGCGTTGCTCGGGCTGCGACAAGCTGCTCGGGGTCTTGAACGGCGAACGCATCCACATCCGGTTCAGTCGCGGTCACGAATATCTGGTCGGCTTCCCGGCCACCGGCGTCTGCCGGGGGTGCGGGGAGCTCAACGAGATCGCTGGCGTGCCCCGGAATCTCCCTTAACCAACACACAACAACACCTCTGAGGCGCACGACGCCCTGACTTGGCCAGCCCGAGGCGCCCGACGCCCGGCCGGAAAGGTCGGACGTCATGGCGTATGCCTCGAGGGATCGTGATCGTGAACAACTTGCACAGGAGATTCAGGAGCCAGGCTATCAGGCCCTGCTCCAGCGGCTGCAAGCGGATGAGCCATTCCTGCGCCGCTTTGGTGGCTGGGCCGAGGTCCTGGCCTACATGCGCGAAGGGACATCTCGGGATCCCCGCAAGGACGACATCCTCCGCCCCATCTTCCGCGCCCACCGCGAGGGCGGAGACGCCCGGTGGCGAACCGTGCTGCTGGCCATCTTCTGGCCGGGGCTGTCGTCTATCCACCGACAGAAGCGGACGTGGGATCCGGACCCCGAGGAGCTCTGGCAGAACGTCCTCTGGACTTTCCTGCGGGTCGTTTGCCGTATCGACACGGACCGGCGCCCCGCTCGTCTGGCTCAGAAAGTCTTCTACGACACCTTCCACAACCTGCACGAGGAGTACCGGCGCACCTGGGACCGGACCAATCCGGAGCGCCCATGGGACGACGAAATCCACGCACTGGCCGTGGGGCACGGCATCGACTTCGACCGCATCGCCCTCGAGGAACTCCGGGCGGCCGAGTTGAAGACCCTCCGTGCGTATTTCAGGGCCGGAGACATCAGCGAAACCGACTACCTCCTGCTGGTCGGCATGCGCGTCTACGGGGAGTCGGTGGCCGATTACGCCCGCCGGGCCCGCGTGGGCTACGAGGCCGCCAAGAAGCGGCGGCAACGGGCGGAAACCACGTTGCGCCGGCTCGGCGGCGAGGCCATGTCCCCGGATTCCGCGCAGTCCCCCCCTTTGGGTTTGTGACGACCTTTTCCACGCAAGGAGACCCCGATGCTCAGCACGACCGAAGCCAGAACCCTCGTCAACGACCTGTTCGAACAGCAGGCCCTGGTGGTTGGTGGCCTGCTGGCCACACACGCACTGGACGACGACTTTGTCTGGCGCCTGATGCGGAGCCTCGATGCCATCCGCACCCGGACGCTCCGGCGCCTCGGCGACGGCCCGGAGGCTGGCGGCCCGGAGGCTGGCGGCCCGGATTCGCCGGAAGAGCTGACGGTGCATCGCCATCCGGCCGTGGAGGAGTTTCTGAGCAAGCTCCGGAGGGACCGCCCGTGAGTGCTGGCCTCGGAGCCCACCGCACCCGCGGCCCACCAACCACGGCGATGCGGGCCGGCAGTCCCTATCCCAATCGAATAAAGGAATGAAATCCGTGACACAGACCATCGAATCTCCGACGCGCCCGGCACCTGCGGGGGCGTTACCCATCATCGGCGCTGATCAGCGCCTCGCCGAACGGCGCGGTGTGAAGGGCGTCATGATCGGCAAGTCCGGTATCGGCAAGACGTCCCAGTTGTGGACCTTGCCGCCGGAATCGACCCTGTTCTTCGACCTGGAGGCCGGAGACCTGGCCGTGGACGGCTGGCAGGGTGACACCATCCGCCCTCGCACCTGGCCCGAGTGCCGTGACTTCGCCGTCTTCATCGGTGGACCGAACCCGGCCCTGCGGGACGATCAACCCTACAGCCAAGCCCACTACGAGGACGTTTGTAAGCGTTTCGGCGATCCGTCCGTGCTCGAAAAGTACGAGACCGTGTTCGTTGACTCCATCACCGTGGCCGGCCGCCTGTGCTTCCAGTGGTGCACGGGCCAGCCCCAGGCCCACTCGGATAAGACCGGCAAGCCGGACATGCGTGGCGCCTACGGGCTCATGGGGCAGGAAATGATCGGCTGGCTCACCCACTTGCAGCATACCCGCAACAAGAACATCTGGTTCGTGGGCATCCTCGACGAAAAGTTGGACGACTTCAACCGCCGCGTGTTCAGCCTCCAGGTTGAGGGCTCGAAAACGGGCCTGGAGCTTCCGGGAATCGTCGACGAGGTCATCACCCTGGCCGAGCTCAAGGACGATGACGGTGCCATCTACCGGTCCTTCGTCTGTCGGACCCTCAACCCGTGGGGGTATCCCGCCAAGGACCGTAGCGGTCGCCTCGACCTGGTCGAGGAGCCGAACCTCAAGAAGCTCATGGACAAGATCACCGGCCCCGGCCGGCCCGCCCCGGAGCGCCTCGACTTCTCCCGCCCCACCACCACTGACACCTCCAACGAGTAAGGAGATCCAACGATGAATACCTGGACCGATTTCAACGACGCCGGCGAGCAGCAGTCTTTCGACCCGATCCCGAAGGGCACCCTCGCCAAGGTACGCATGACCATCCGTCCCGGCGGGCACGATGACCCGAACCAGGGCTGGACCGGCGGCTACGCCACCCGCAAGGCCGAGACCGGCACCGTCTACCTGAACGCCGAGTTCGTGGTGACGGAGGGCCCCTACGCCCGGCGCAAGCTGTGGTCCCTGATCGGCCTGCACAGCCCCAAGGGCCCGGAGTGGGGCAACATGGGCCGCGCCTTCATCAAGGGCATCCTGAACTCCGCCCGCGGCGTCCACCCGGGGGATGAAAGCCCCCAGGCTCAGAACGCCCGCCGCATCCAGGGCCTCGCCGAACTCGACGGCATCGAGTTCCTGGCCCGGATCGATGTCGAGAAGGACGGCAACGGCGACGACAAGAACGTCGTCAAGCAGGCGGTCACGCCCGACCACAAGGAGTACGCGGCACTGATGGGGGCGGTGCAGGCCGCGCCTCCGGCGGCCGCGCCCGTGGGGCGTCCGAGTTGGGCGCAGTAGGGCCATGATCCTCCGGCCCAGACAGAAGGAGTTGGTGGAGCGCTCCATCGGGGCGCTCCACCAGCACGGCAATACCCTGGCGGTGGCGCCGACAGGATGCCACGTGCCCGGAACGCCCATTCTCCTTTACGACGGCACCATCAGGCCGGTTGAGGAGATCCAGGTCGGCGACCTCCTGGTTGGACCGGACAGTCGTCCCCGGCGGGTGGTGGCGCTTCACACGGGTGAGGACGACCTGTACGAGATCCGCCCGATCAAGGGTGATGCGTTCGTGGTCAACGCCGGCCACGTCCTTTCCCTGGTGAAAACCAACGAAGGCAGCAAGGGATCTCATGGGTACGGCAAGCCCGAGGGACAGGTGGTCAACTTGACCGTGACGGACTACCTCCAGCGGAGCGCGTACTTCAAACACCTCTACAAGCTGTACCGAAGTCCGGCGGATTTCGGGCCTCAAGCCGATACGGTACTCGACCCCTATTTCTTGGGTGTTCTCCTGGGTGACGGCAGCCTCAAGTATGGAACGCCGTCTGTTACGACAGCGGACTTTGAGGTGGCCGAGTACTGCCAGCGGATGGCCGACGAGCTGGGGCTTTCACTGCGGATTGATCAGCTTTGGGGTAATGAAGCCAATACCTACCGTTTCACAGGACAAGCTGCGGTTCGTAACCCGTTGAAAGCAATGTTGCGTGAGATGGGTGTCTACGGGTGTGGGGCCGCCGAAAAATTCGTTCCCCACCAATACAAGGCCGGAACCAGGGAAACCCGGGCGGCCTGTCTGGCGGGGTTGATCGACACGGACGGTTACCTGGCCCGGAACTGCATCGAGTTCTCGACCGCATCCAGGCAGATGGCCGAGGACGTCGCCTTCATGGCCCGAAGTCTTGGGTTCCTGGCGCTGCCGAAGCCGAAGGTGGTGAATGGCACAACCTACTACCGGTTCCATATCGGGGGCGATTTTTCGGTCCTTCCTCTCAGGCTGGCCCGTCGCATCCCTGGTCCGCGTCGGCAGAAGAAAAGCCCCCTTCGCACCGGGTTCACTGTCCACGCGGCTGGCCACGGGCGATATCACGGTTTCACCGTCGATGGAGACCATCTCTACCTGATGGGCGATTTCACCGTCACCCACAACAGTGGCAAGACCATCATGCTCTCGTCGGTTGCCGGGAAATTCCTCCAGGAACCCGGCGCCAAGGCCTGCATCCTCGCCCACCGGGACGAACTAACGGCCCAGAACCGCCAGAAATTCTCGCGGGTGAATCCGGACCTTTCGACCTCGGTGTTCGACGCCAGGGAGAAGTCCTGGAACGGCCAGGCCACCTTTGCCATGGTGCAGACCCTTTCCCGGCAGGGCCACCTTAACCGGATGCCGGACATCGACCTGCTGGTGATCGACGAGGCCCACCACGTGGCCGCCGACAGCTACCGGCGGGTGATCGATCGGGTGCGGGACCGGAACCCGGACGCGATGGTCTACGGCGTCACCGCCACCCCCCAGCGGGGCGACGGCAAGGCGCTGCGCGAGGTGTTCTCCAATGTCGCCGACCAAATCACCCTCGGCGAACTCATCGCCGCTGGCCACCTGGTACGGCCCCGCACCTTTGTCATTGATGTGGGCGCACAGGAGCAACTCCAGCACGTGCGGCGCCGGGCCGCCGACTTCGACATGGACGAGGTGGCGGCGGTCATGAACCGGCGTCCCATCAACAACGCGGTGGTCCGCCACTGGCAAGAGCACGCCGAGGATCGCAAGACCATCGTGTTCTGCTCCACCGTGGCCCACGCAGCGGCGGTGTGCGACACGTTCCTCAAGGCCGGGGTTGAGGCCGTTCTGATCCACGGGGAACTGTCCGAGAGCGAACGCCGGGAGCGGCTCGCCGCCTATGAGCAGGGCGACGCCCGGGTGGTGGTGAACGTGGCCGTCCTCACCGAGGGCTACGACTACACCCCTACCGCCTGCATCGTCCTGCTGCGCCCCAGTTCCTACAAGAGCACCCTGATCCAGATGATCGGCCGCGGCCTGCGCACCGTGGACCCGAACGAGCACCCGGGGGTGGTGAAGACCGATTGCGTGGTCCTCGACTTTGGCACCGCCACCCTGATGCACGGCTCCCTTGAGCAGGACGTGGACCTGGGCGGAAGATTGGCGGGAACCTCCGAAGGCGATGTGGCGGAGGCCCCCGTGAAGGTCTGCCCCGAGTGCGAGGCCGGCGTACCCATCGCCTGCCGGGAGTGTCCGCTGTGCGGGTACGACTTTGGCGAGGCACCGAGCGCCGGCGGCCTGGCCGATTTCGTGATGACCGAGATCGACCTGTTGTCCCGCTCCAACTTCCGCTGGGTGGACCTGTTTGGGCGCGACGACGCTCTCATGGCCGCGGGATTCTCGGCCTGGGCCGGGGTGTTCTTCCTGGACGGCCGCTGGTACGCGGTGGGCAACGGCAAGCCGCCCCGTCTGCTGGCCGTGGGCGAGCGCATGGTGTGCCTGGCCGCGGCGGACGACTGGCTCAACGAC